TTATTGTATTACCATTTTCATCTATAAATTGGACAACACCTAACTCACCATCAAAAGGTTCTCCAGCGGCAGCTTCATTAAATAACTTCATTTCATCTAATGCAAACCCTAAATAAGTTTCCATAGATTTATTTTCTAATTCGTTTTGTTTAAGTTTCATCACAGCATAGTTATTTACTGCTGGGCCTAAAGCATTACCTAAAACTTCTAAAGCACCACCTATACCACTTTTTCTTGTTGTCCCTGCCATAAGACCTGCTGCTAAAGATGACAAGAAAGTTGTTCTTGCTAAATCACCTTGTGGATCCATGCCAAGTTCTGATCTAATCTGTTTAGCTCTTTCTATCAAACTTGTTGTATATAATTTACCACCAATAGGTTTTTCTGTGCCTTTACCTTGTTGTGATTGATTGTAGATTTGTTGAGCTGTTTGTAATGGTTTTGGTTCCTTAACAGGAGCAGGTGGTTTTGCACCCATTGGCGCTCCAGGTTCTGCACCTACAGGACCCTCTAATCCACCATCAATTCCACTAGGCTGCTCTGTTACTTGAGCAACTGTTTGCACAGGCACAGTTGGTTCAAGAACATCACCCCTTTTATTTCTTACAATTTTATTTAAATCAGCAACTTCTGTTTGACCAATTTGTGTTTGGTTTTGTGGTTCTTTTAATGCATCAGGTTGTACTATTCCTAATTCAGAACCCTCTGCTTGTGCAAGTTTTTTTCTTTCTTCAATTGCTTTTTTTGTTGCTCCTCTACCTCTAGGCTTAGTTGGATCTATTGGACCAAATAAACCTAATGGCTGTCCTAAATCTTGTGGAAAGATATTTGCTCTAGTGGTTCCTATTGGTTGATTTCTTAAATAGTCTAATGTACCCAATCCAAACCTACCTGCTTGCAAAGCTAAACCAGCAGCTCTTGCATAAGGATTTAAAGTTAGAGCTGCAGGAACAATAAAATCAACAGCCGTAGCTAATCCGCTATCATCTTTAATACCTAATTTTCTTCTACCCATTTGTACTAATGGTAATATTCCACCAAAGGCTGCTAATGAGGCGGTTCCAGCTCCTGGTGTAAATCTACCAGTTCTTCCAGGTACAAAAAACTGACCAGGTCTTTGTGCAAAAGATTTTATGTCACCCACTGCTCTTTTAAATATGTTTGGTCTAACAGCTGGCACAGGTGTCCTAGGATTTAAGGGACTAGCAACATTCATAACAGGACCAATCATTTGACCTACTCTGGCTTTAATAGGTTTAATTGCACCTTTCTTCAAAGCTTGTTGTCTAAATAGTGGTCTGTTTAAAACTTTATCGAGAGACATTAACCCCTCCCTTGCATACCTTGGAATGCTTGGAATGCACTAATACCAGTTCCAATGGATTGAGCTAGAGGACTAGTCTGTGGTGAAGTTGCAGCTGTTACTGTAGATTGAGATTTAGGTCCAGCAGCATAAATATTAGATAAGAACTCAGCTCTTTGAAAAGGTTCAAACGCTTGTTGTAATTGAGATTGTCTAGCAGCGTCTAATGTTGTTTGTGCTAATTGTCTTTGTAAACCACCAGCTTGCAATAATTGATTTAAATCTGCTTGTGCCATTTGTTGTTGACCTGCACCTATTTGCGCTAACTGACTACCAATTTGAGCCTGTTGTGCTTGTTGTTGTTGTGCAGCAGATAATGCTTGACCAAATCCTCTTTGTTGAGCCAAACCAACTTGTCCTAACCTTGCTCTTTCTAATTCAGCTTGTGCAACTCCTTCTCTACCACCACCAAAAGCACCTGACATAACAGCTTGTGCGCCTAATCTATTTTGAGCTTGAGCTGCTTGTCTATTTATTTCATCAATAACAAATGATTGATAAGGATTAAAAAATTGATTTATGTTTGGAGTTTGTGCTGCTAGTAATTGTCCGATGCCCGATGTTACTGTTGGAGCGCCAACTCCTGTTGTTCCTGCTGCAGTTAGTCCTTGTTGTTCTAATGCAGAAAAAGGTGCGACCTGTAATGCTGGTATAGTTACTGGTTTGTCAGCAACACTACGAGCTAAATCCATTAGCTCAATTTTTCTCTCCTCTATACCTGGTGCTTCTCTTATAACAGATTGTGTAAATTGACTTCCGCTACCACCACCTGATGGAGCTGGTGCAGATGAGCCTCCTCCAAAAACACTTTTTACTATAGATCCCATTATAAATCTTTCTCCATTTGAATGTGTTTAGCTTTCCAACCCCATTTTTTTGAGACTTTAGACCAACCTGGTCTAACCCAAAAGCTAAGTTTTTTGCATCCGTTTAGTTTAGCAAATTTTGTCACTGTATTCACTATCTTGTCCTCCCATAAATGCCTTTTTCGTCCTGTGCAAATTATGGCTTCAAGTTGAGAATAATTTGGTAGAGCAGCAATACGAGTTACAAATAATGCAAATACTTGGTTAAGCTCTTCTTCATCACTACCAAATACAATAAACATTTGAGCTTCGTCTTTTTTAAGTAAATCTTTAATATCTTTTGGTTCTGCAAAACCTCCAGAATACTTTAAAGCCTCCGCAATCATAAAATCACACAAAGGCCAAAATTTATCTATGTATTTTGGTTCTACTGATAAAACTGATATATCAGGTTTAATTGGCTTGGGCTTTTGCATTTCTACTTCCTTGTAATAAATCAAAAACTCTTTTATATCGTTTTTGTTGTTCGTAGAAGTATTGTGCACCTTTTTCTCTCATATCTTTCATGCTATTTGGATTTCCACCAGCTATGATTCCTGCGCCTAATACTCCATCTGCTCTTGTTACAAACTCTCCGTCTGCTAATTGAGCTAACATTGTATCTTCGTCTTTGTCTCCTGTGCCAGATCCATCTTCGACATAACCCGATGCTCTTACATAATTATTTACATCGTTCTCGTCATGAGATCTTTTACTTGGTAGGTAATTTATACCACCTTCATTAAATTTTCTAATCTCTGCTAATCCACCTTCTTTAAGTCTTTGTCTATCAACAGCATAAGGACCCATTCTTAAATCACCTTGATTTGCAGGATCTGCTTCAGGTATATACAGTTGTTCAAAAGTTTTTTCTGTGCCGTCTACTGGATCTATATATTTAAAACCACCTCTTTGTTTTTGTAACTCAGCTACTGCTAAATTATAAGTTGGCGTGAATACATCTTGTGGTTCGTTTTCAAATGCACCTGATAGGTAAGCTAAGGCTGCAACTCCTGTTGCTGCTTTACCTGGGCTTATTTCTAATTCTCCTGTAAAGTCACCAGCTTTTGTTAATCTCTGTCTTGTAAATAATTTTTGTAAAAAGTTTTGATCAGCCCTTTGTCCACCTGGTCCACCTACAACTGAACCCATTTGTGCTTTTGCTATTTCATTTGCCATCGAAGTTGTGCCTATATCATCTCCTGGTAAAGGATTTACCCTTGGTATATTTAAAGCAGGAAATGTCTGTCCTAAACTTTGCATTGGCCCTAATTGTGTGAAAGGTGTGAATGAAGTTTGGGCTGCAGAAAAACCAGGCACACCTAATGCAGAACCACCTGATAGAACACCTTTACCACCATAATATCCAGCTGCAGCTCCTGTTGCTCCTGCCAATAATCTTTGAAGTCCTGAACCGCCAGCGTCCTTTGATGCTTTATAACCTTTATATCCTCCGTAGGCGGCTAGTGCATAGGGTAAAAATTGTAACATATATTATGTGTTCCTTAAAATTAGCTAATTAGCAAATATTACCATTTTAGGAGAGGTTTGACAACTCATCGACAAAAGAGGATTTATACTGGTGTTCTCCGATGTGGGTTATCTTTTCAGTAACAAGAGCATGACATTTACCACCTATATCTCGCCATCTCTTACAGAAGGCAAAATCTTCTCCTAAATAAGTTTTACTTACTGGATCGAAATCAGTGTCAAAAAGGTTGTACATAAATGGTCTATTAACTAAAGAACCGTTAATCACTGTCTTCTGTATAATTTCTTTTTCAGGATAAGCTTTAATCATTTTTTCTATTACTTCTCTTTTTATTAACATACATCCAGTTGGTGAATGTGTTACCTCAATGACACCATTGTCTAGTAATATATTTTTTTCATCGGGAACTTTCATAGGATATTGATAGAAAGCTTTATACTGTAAATCGTGCACATTTTTTATTTTGCCCTCTTGTATTTTCTTCCAACCCTTTTCCCAATTGAACATTTTTAAAGGATAAGGCACGGATATAATATCTTTCTTAGCAGCTAACATCTTGAAAACGGATTCAGAACTAAAGTCAATATCAGAATCTACAAATAGTAAATGAGTACTATTACTTTCCATAAAACTAGAAACACATAAATTTCTACCTTGCGTGACTAGTGATGACTTCATAACTTGAAAACAAACCAGAACATCGTTTTTCATGCAATTTTTTTGAAACTCTAAACATGCCTGAAAATAATGTAAAGATACTTCACTATGACATGGAGTAGCCACAAATATAGAAAATTTTTTTGGCTTTGTTTTTTTGTCAGTAGTTTCGTTTTTTTTATCAAACCAAATAGGTTTACTTGGATCTCTCATTAGTTCTTCCATTTATCTATAAGTTTAATTTTTTCTTCAGCATCCACTATCTTTTGTAATAATTTATCTATTTCATCAAGATGTTGTGGATGTTCACCAATACCTACAGGACTCTTTAAATAAATATTGATTGTTGTTTGAGATTCAGCAACTTGTGCTTCATACCTTTTTCTTAGTGCTTTTAACATTTTGTAATGCTCCTTGTAAAAAACCAGTCCAATGACCAGCTATGGTTTTCCAGTTGTAAAAATGATTGAAAAAGTTCTGTTGAAATTTTAAATGATTTCTACAACCTTCAGTGTTAATTTGATTTGCTATACCGTCAATGACAGCAGCAAATTGTAATGCTAGGTTTTCCCAATTTTTATCATAAGGAATATAAATTGGAAACTCTGAACATGTCTCGTATAGTGCTCCGTTGTCCGTTGTTGCTACATACAAACCACACGCTAATGATTCCAAAGCAGAGATACAAAATGTTTCTTCCCAAGTGTTTGGATATACAAAAGCATCATAGGTGTGTAAGTTATCTAAAATATAATCATTAGGCTTGTAACCTATGTAATTTACATTAGGTAATTTTTTTGCCTGATCATATAAATCTTTATAAATATGGTCATTTTTATTTTTGTAATCATCTCCGTAAACCTGTGTGCTACTATAAACATCTAATATAATGTTAGGATTATCTACTAATTGCATAGCACCTAACAAAACAGATAAACCTCTCCATGGGGTAGGATGATAAATTAATTTTATTTTATCCCTTCTAGGTTCAGGATCTCTTTTTTTAATATCAGGAATACCATTTTTTATTACAGTGCAACGATGCTCAGGTAAAGTAAAGGTCTTCCTAAACTGCTCATAGTTCCAATGACTATTAAAAACATAATAATCGTATTCATTAATTTTGTTTGTATCTTTAAAAAATTCTTGAAAGTGTGGTTGATCAGGTGCCATCTTCTGCCAAAGAATATTTATTTTATCTTTAGATAAAGGCACTTTACCTGGCACAGATGTACAAATCTGAAACTTATCTAATAATTCTTGCGCAACATATTTTTCTAAGAAACTATGTTGTAATTCTGTTCCACCTAATGGTTTCATTTTTGTGTTTTACTAAATATAGGAAGATCTGGAACTTGTACTTCAACATCAGTCGCCAAGTCCTCTTTCGCGTGTTCTTTTAAAAAATCTTCCTCTGTTTCGTATTTTTTACCTGTGCTAATACTTCTGTAAATAGTTTTAGTATCACATTTAATTTTTTTGAAAACAGTCATAGTGTTTTAGTATACTAATTTAACGTCCTTGTCCACGATAGGGTTTACGTCTAGGTATTCTTTTTGAGTATTTTTTTTTGTGTCTACCAGGTCTCTTTTTTTGAGTGCGTTTTACATATGTATTTACACCAAATAATGGTTTCTTTTTACCCATTTTTTACAATACATTTATTTTTTTTGATATGAGCCATACCAAGCTAATATAACGTATCTTTCTCCATTCAGCAACTTACTAACTTTATGTTTTTTATAAGAATCAAATAAAATTATTTTACCCGTTTTAGGTTGTACTTCGTAATTTTCAACTTGGGTTCTACCGCCCACATAACCCTCATTTAAATATGTAATTGTTGTTTTATCGTAATATTCAGTGTCATCATGCCAATCATGACTCTCTCCAACAGGCCAAAAAATTATTTGTACGTTTTTTAAATAATGATTAGGATAGTATTTAGAATATTGTACTATTAAATTTTGAACTACAACGTCATTCTTTACATCTAATATATCAATAAATTTTCTTCGATTGAAAGTTTCAGATTTATCTTTATTTTGATTGTAATAAGATATTAAATAATTACAAATATCTTTTGATAAATGATTATCTATCTCAACCATTTTGTTGTGATCTATCGATTAGTGCATAACTAATTGCACCTTGTATTGCATTACTGCCTGTGGCTGCTTGCACTGTAATGGCATCACCTGCTTCAAGATTTAATCCCTCAGGTGTTGCGTTAATTTGTGTTTTAGCCGCTACATCATCCCTAAAAAATTCGTACTCCGCACTTGAATCTGAAGAATCCACTAAATTCATATTGACTAAGATAGCTGATGAAGCATCATTATTAGCGCAGTAAACAGCTTTAATAATAATAGTTGCGTCTGTTGGACATGTAAGCACTGTAGTCTTACCTGTGCTTGCTTGTTTATACCCTTGATTTTTATATTGTATTGTCATGATAAAAAATAATTAAAAGCGTTTAAGTCGTTTTTTATATCATTCTCATAAGAAAAATTCAATTGAGATTGTAAGGTTCTAAACGCTTGTAATATTTGTCTTTGGTCCTCTTGTGAATATTCTTTTTTTGGTTCGGGTATTTGTATTGTAATCTTTGCCATTATCTTCTACCGTCTGGTCTTACATCAAATCTAAAGGTGCCATATCTCCAACTTTCATCCACTTCAGTGCATTCAATTTGAACAGCAGCTAATCTAGCTCTAGCTCTGGTATCCACTTTAGTTGTAGATGATGAAACTGTAAATGGACCTAAAGGACTTGAAGCTGCAGTAGATCCTTGCGGAAATGCATTTAAAAATATTGTAACTTTTGCATTACCACTGATACGTTTAAAATCAGGCATAAATCTTTTTACACTCATTATAAATTCACCATCACCTGGCACGCCTTGCCTACCATTTAAATCAAACTCACCTGATTTAATAAATGCAGGTATAGCTGTGCTTGTTCCGTCAGCATTAGCTTGGTTTACTCCTACCTCATGAGCATAATAAATTGTTGCACCATTAGATACACCACTAACAACAGGAAAGGTTGGTGTATCGGAGGCTTCAAAATCTGTAGCATAAGGAACTTCAAAAACCGTTGAACCCATCCATGTAGTTCTATCTAAAGTTCCAGTGGTCCAAACATTTTCATCATAATTATAAGTGACCACTCTATCAATTGCAGTATTACCAGAGGTTGGATAAAACCAGTTAATTTCAGAATACAACTCATTGATCCCACCAAAAACAATTTTACCCGAATCATAATTTATGCCAGGATTATTACCAAAGGTAGTGAATACAAAATCTTCTACTAAACATGGTAAAGATTTTACAGTTCCGTCATAAACATAAAAACCTCCTGTTTTACCCATCCAAAATACAGCTCCATTTGCAAATACTCCAGCATGTTGTCCTAGTAATCCATTATTAGAACCAACCTTCCTTATTGAAAAAGTAAAAGGTGGTCCAACGAACTGCATTTCATAAGCAGCTGTATCTGTTAAAACTAAAATATAATCTTTACCTTTGAAAGCACCAATTATTTCAGTGCCATCATCTAATCTAAATGTTCCAGCGGTGTTCGTTGATGTGGGTGCATAATCACTTAAACTTTCTTGATCAGAGAACCTAATAAACATTTTGTCTTGTTTAGTTGGATCACCTATTGTTGTCTCTGTTCCTAAATGAAACAAGTGTCTATCTCTATCTGAAACTATTGTCATTACAGATTTTGTTGGCATGCCTGTTCCAATAGTGGCTCTTGTCTGTAAAGCGTTAGTTAAAGAGGCATCCCAAGTAAAGGTTTCACCATTATGAATAGTTGCAACTAGTATGTCACCAAAATTATCTAAAGACCAATTTGCAGGATCTATACTTACAGTGCTTGTTGCAGAAGCATCTCCCCATCCGATAAATTCTGTAATATCAGTAACTGTTGAGCCGTTTGCATGTTCAGCTGGAGACGTTCCGTTTATTCCTCGAGTGATACCACTAATAGTATTTGTTCCAGTCGTATTGGTCGTGTAACTCATGTCCTCAGAGCCTATTCTGAGTTTACCATTTGTTAAAGGTAAACTAGCTGTGCTCGTTAAAACTACCGATGAAGCTCCTACTAACATAGCTCCACCATTGTTAATTGTTGTAGTAGTTGAGCCAATAGTTCTACCACCCCATAGGTAAGTACCCCATCCATAACCAGCAGATTGCGTTAATGGTCCAACAGTGACATAAGGTCTAACATCTAGAGTCCCATTATTAGTGACGCCAGACTTTGTTTCGTTTGATGTCATTTGTATTGTAAAAGTTGTAAATGTTGGGACAGTCTTAACTTCAAAAAGTTTATCATCAAAATCTGCTGCAGTAAAAATTGTATTTGCAGAAGTAAAAGATCCAGCATTAGCGAAAGTTATGATATCACCTACTTCTAAATTATGAGCAGCTGATGTTGTAATGGTAACTGTGGACGATCCGTTGCTCGTTGTTATGTCAGCTCCAGTAGAAAAATTATCTGTATCTAATGGTGTTATATCATAAAACGCACCACCAAAATAAACCACTAAAACTTTATCAGTGCCAATAATTGCGTATCTTTTTCCATCTGTATTGGCATACACATGTTGGGCTCTAGCTGAACCAACAAGTTTATCGTTTACTAATGCTTGCCATCCACCTATTTTTTCAGGTTCACCGTATCTAAATCTAACATTATCACCATCAACAAATCTGCCCTCTGCATCTGCGGGTGTAGACTGTTTATCAAATCCTGGTGCTATGTTAACTTTTGCTAAAGGCATGCCTGTATTATATCACTTAAAGGTTTATAAATAAATATTCATAGGTCCCAACTTTTCACTTCAGAAAGATTAAAGGGAATGGCATATTTTACTGAATCAGTATTATTTTTGTCTGTGCTATGAAATAAAATAGATGAAAACAGTACAAAACTGCCCTCTGATGGCTTTATCTTTACATTGATTTCAGGAAAAAATAAATCCACATCACTATCATTTAAATAAAGCACACCTGAATAATATCTAGAGGTATGATTATGCATATCTGTTTTAGAGCCTTTTACCATCTTTATTCCCCAAGCATCTGTCAAACAGCAGTTTTTTAAATTGATTTGATTATGAACATCTTTTAGCGCACTCTTTAAAATTAAATCAAAATTTTTGTTATCAACAAAATACCTCCAATTTGTCATGTATCCCTTTACATGTGTTTGGTTGTTTAAATTAGTATTATTTTTAATACCTGTATCAATATCTTTAATTAAATCAGGTAAGTATTTTTTTATATCTAATTTTAATTCAATTAAAAATATTGGAACAGATATATTTTTTTCAATTTGTTTTAGTAAAATCAAATTTTACTCCTCCTAATTTCTGTTGCAGATATAGCTTCTATATTTTCTGGTAATGATACTTTCTCTATGGTGTATCCAACATCTCTTCCGTAACTTATGTTTGTAATATTAGGAACTCTAATTACTACGTATTTGCCATAATATTGTCTTAACTTTTTATCTATTTTTCTTTTTATAGTTTTAAAACGATAAGGATTTTTTTCGCCTGTACAAGATCTAACCATAATTACGACCTGTCCTGTTTTTTCTAGTATCTTTTTAAACAACTCAAAGTGACCATCATGGAAAGGTTGAAATCTTCCTAACATTTGAGCAGTGGGTTTATTGTAGTTTATCACGTATCTCCTTTAGAATATGGTCGTAATTAAAATCTTTAATTTCAAATGTGCAGTGGCTAGGTTTTTCAAACATTTTATTGGTATCCTCAAACCTACCCTTTTCAATTGTATTCATCCAAATTTTAACATCATACTCGTGTCGGTCTGCATCAAAAGGACAAATAAAATCTACAACAGCTGGACCATCTGCTAGATTTGCTAAACAATACATTCGTTCAGCTTGACGGAGTCTTCCTTCCATAGAAAAATCCCAATCATTAAACATCTTTCTTACTTCATCAGCATTAAAGTAAGCCATGTTAACAGCAAGTTGCCTTGCAAAAGTAGTTTTACCAGAACCTGGTAATCCAAATATTAATATATTCATATGTTCACTCCTTTGTATTTCTCTATAACAGCAGGTGGTAAATAATCTTCTATTTTATAATTCAATTTTTTAATTTTGTTAACCCTAATTGTATGTGTATCATTATAAATATGCGAATCATCATAAAACGTATTATCAAAACTAAATTGATTTAGTTGATCATAATTTAAATGTTCTGGCTCAATATTTAAAAAATTGTATATTTTTTGTATTTGAGTTTTAGGATCACTTATTAAATCATCATATTTCAAATGTATGTAGTTTTCTTTTTGTTGTATTATATTTTGTATTGACCATAAGGATTTAAATAATCTACCTGTAGTTTTATCCATAAGCTGATTACATCTTTGCTCTACGTTTTGTGGTTTTTCTACTCGTATAAAAGAAGCTAAACATTCTAAAATGGGTCTTGTAAGAATAATAAATTTCCTATTAGTAAAAGATTGTTTTAAATAATGTAAATTACCTGGCGTTCCCCAAGAACTATTGTCTATGATATTTGTAACATTTACATTATCGTAATATAAATTAAAAATGTTACTAGCAATATTATCAATACCTTTATGGTACGGAAAGTTTTTAAAACCAATTGTATCTTTTAAATCTAATAAATTGTATAATATGTCAGGTATTATACTGTTTGCTGATAGCTGTACTTTTTTGCTTTGATTCAAGATTGAGCCTAATAAAGTATTGCCTGCTCTTGGTAAAGAGCATAGGAAATAAAAATTTTTACTTTTGCCCTTGGTCATTATACTGATTGTTTTGAATATTTTTAATAACAGCTTCTGCAGTATAACCATGAAAACTTCTTAAATCGTATTTATTTAAAAATAAACCTCCTTTGAAAATCATACGTATAACTTCTCTCAAAGAAAATTTTAAGTTTAATGACCCGTCTTTTTTATTGTATATTATTTTCATTAATCCTTTCTTGTCCCCCACATTGGTCTTTTATCCATCATCCATTCTTTATTTGGCCCCTCTAAATCTATGTAATGTAAAAATGCTTGTGCATGCCAATCACCCTCAAAAGCATCACGACTATGTGAAAGCTCACAACCTTTATAAATTACTCCGTCTCCAGGTTCAATCTCTATTGAATTACCATCCATAATGATTGGCCATTTTGTTCCACAAGAACCTATTGTTGTTGTAATAGAAAACTCACAAGAAGGTCTATCCTTGTGATCTTCTAAAATAGCATTATAAGTATACATTCTCCAAAAAGAATAAGTAGGATAAATTTTTTTATCTATGCTATTTGCTATTAAATCTCTTTTATTTATCATTAAAGACTCCATAAGAGGATCTCCATAAAAAGAGGTATCACCATTGTTATTTTGAACGAAATCAAAACTTTCTATATTTATTCTATGTCTAATCCTAGTATAGTCTAACAAAAGTAATCTCTCATCTTTTGTTAAAAAATTCTTTATAACTTTGTATTTAAAATTGTTTTCTAATCCAGCCATCCTACCACCGAGTATCTAGTTCCTTTTGTAACAGGTTTTACTTTATGTGGAAAAAGAAAATTGCTTGGCCACATAATAAGACTACCTGGTTCTACAGACATTGAAAAGTCAGAACCTTTATCATCAAAGCAAAGTTCTCCTCCTTCATAATCATTATTTAAAATTAAGATTGCACTTAAAGTTCTAGTATGTCCTTGACCACTATCAACATGGTATCGATAATGCCCTGTTTTTTCATATCTTAAAGCTTCTAATTGATTTACATACTTTATCCCTCTGCAATACGGAAATTCACTTATGTAATTTCCTGCAGCTTTCAAAAAAGAAGCAACCAAAACATTTGTCCAATGAACATTTGTTAAAGACTCTGATTTTTGCGTTAGATTTAATATTTGAACTTTTCTGATTTTAGAGTCAGTTGAATCTTTGCCATGACCGCCAGTTTTTCCTGCATCAAAAGATTTTCGCTCATTTTGTAAATTCAACCATTTTATTAAAGAAGAAATAGATTTTAAGGGAAGTGCGTTGTTGTACACTTTAATATATTTTTCGTATAACATACAACGAATTATATATAGATTAACAATATAATTGTAAAGGACAAATAGGTGTGCCCAGACTATTATCTTGTATATACTCTTCTAATGTTTTCGTCATAGGGTAAGTCCAAGATGATACATCTAGATTTTCTAATATTGTTTTGTAATCTTTTATCTCGTTTTCAAATGCAGTATTATCACCAAACTTCATCTTAGATAAATTTTTCTCTAAAATTTCAATTTTTCCAGGGATATCTGCACTTAACGTTTCAGCGTCTGCTGCGAATCTATTGTCCACTAATGGCACAAAAGGATCTTTAAAAGTAACTGAAGAATCAGTAATAGTATCTACTATTTTTCTACCTAAATTTAAATCAGAAAATTCTTGATCTGTAATATCTCTTACCCAATTTCGATCTTGGTAATATTCTATGTTAGGAATTATAGTTGACATATTAGCTTCTGTTTTTGCTATTCTATGTATTTCATTATTTTGTAAAATGATATAAGCCATAAAAATCTTAAGTTAAAATATTTTCGTAAATAAAAATAGCACCGTCTCTTCCTGAGTATGCAGGTGTTGGTGGACCACTTGGAGGAGTATCAGCACTACCTATTCCTCCTAAACCACTAATTTTTAAAGTTGTATCGCTAGAATTTAAATTTCCTCCAGCATATTGAACCATAGCTATCTGTCTTTTAACAGGTATTCCAACAGATGGAGCAGCATTATTTGTAGTTGTGCTTAAATCAACATAGGCTCCTGGTGCAGTACCTGATGAAGCACTACCTGGTCTATCTGGTGGAGAGAGGTACCAAGTCCCACCATTACCCCCTGTAACTCCTACAGCAGGCGATCCAAACGTAGTGGAACCTCCTGCAGTTGTTGGGTGAGCCATAGAACCACCAGCTCCACAAGTAAATGGTGCTGTGAATGGATGTGAAGAAACAGCAAATGAATAATAACCACATCCACCGATTCCTCCAGCGGCTCCGCTGTTATTAAATCCTGGTCTAAATCCACCGCCTCCTCCGCCTCCAATCATTAAAACATTAACCTTTGAAGTTGCAGGGTTAGCAGTAAAAGTATAAGTTCCAGCAATTTGAGAACCATCAGTTAAAACGTATTGTTGAGCACCAGCACTTCCTGATGAAGCTGCAGTAAGTCTTCCGTCTTCATCAACCGTAATAGAAGCGACAGTATAAGCTCCAGCAGTTACAGCAGTTGATTGAAGCTGTGCAGGTCCAACTGAATTAGAGGCTAACTTAGTTTGTGTAATTGTTGATTGTGTAATTTGATTTGCTGTGATTGCATTTTGTGCAATTTTTGCAGTTGTAACATTTGATTGTAAAATTTTGTCAGTTGTTACAGCATTGTTTGAAATTTTTGCTGCAGTAATTGTATTGTCTGCAACCTGTGCCGTTCCGATTGTGCCTCCTAAAGTATCTAATGAAACTTCTTTAAGATTTGTGCCATCTGCATAGGCAGCATAAATTCTTGCAGCGTCAGGAGAGAAACCTGTTCCTGATGCAGTTTTAATAGTTAGGTTTGATGGGTTAGTCAATCCTGTACAATCAAAAATATAAAATTTTTCAATACTGTCAGGTATCGTACAAACTGTACTAGCTGCGATAGATGCAGTAGCAAATTTTATTACTAAATTTCTTGCATTAGATAACGCACCGTCTGACATTACTAGTGCTAAAGTTCCACCACTTGATAATGTAACTTGTTCAAATCCAGCAATTGCTTGTTGTACTAAATTTAAGTTTGTATTAGTTTTATCACCCCATGTACCAGCATTTTCGCCAGTAACCATTAATTCTAGTTTTAAATCTGTAGAATAACTTGATGCCATATATCTCCTATATTAACAAAATTAGGCTGCTCTATCAACCTCGGTCCAAACATTGTTTACACCTGGATCAATTTCGGCCCATGCGGTTACATTAGCCGAACCAATATTTGCTGTCAACCCTATACCATTTACTGGTATATTTGCAGTCCCTGTTATTGTAACTGAGCCAACTGAACCTGTTAATAATCCAGCAGTTGTTACTGGATATACTGCAACTGCATCTACAGCTCCCACAGACATTGTTGCCGCCTGACCTGTTAGGGTCTCTACAGTGGTTTGTTCTAACGAAATACTTCCTAGGGAAGAACTCATTGCAATACCTGTTACATTCTGAACAAACTTAGGTTCAGGAACAACTTGTCCTATACTTGTTGTTGCTGCATTACCTGTAACAGAGAGGTTAGCTAAACCTGTTACAGATGTTGAACCTACAGAGGTATCTAATTGATCTTCAGCTGCAAATACAGTTACGTTACCTTCAATCGTTAAAGATGCAATTCCTTGCGTTATAGTTAACAAGTCAAAACCACTTGCAGTAACAGTTACATCTGCCGTTGCTGTTACCGATGCTACCGCAGTTGTTAAACTCTGACCTGTGGCTTGAGCAGAAAATGCTCCACCCCAAACTAAATTACCCCAAGTTCTTCGTCCCCAACCTTCTCCCGTTAATTGAGATTCATCTATAGTTACAGCACCAATTGATGTTGTTAAACTGGAACCCGTAACAACAGCACCTATACCAGAAACAGCCTGACCAACACCCGTAGATGCAGATATACCCGAAACAGCTACGTCTGCAGAAGTTCCACCAACAGCTCCAGCGTTAACTACAGTTAAAGATTGACCAGATGGAGACACATCAGATCCTCCAGTCACAGAAGTTAAACTACCAATACTAGAAGAAGTTGATAATCCTGTTGCAGAGACAGATATATTTCCTTGTTCGCCCCAAACGCCTTCTCCCCAAGTTAATGCACCCCATGTTGTTGAGGTAATATCCATAATACCTCCCATACCAATTCCATGAACATAACATAAATAATAAAAATCATTTTGTGATGAGGGTGTTACCTCTACGTATCTGGTTGTTGCAGCATTGAAAGTAGTTGTGTTTGTATAATTTGCTTGGTTACTTGAGCCATCAAGATAGTAAGTTACTCCTGATGAAATTATTCCACCTGTGTTTGTGGTCGTACTAAAAACTAATGGATGATTATCGTTTGAACTATTGCTTTGATCAAATCTTAAAGTTCCGCCATTTACCCAGCTAACTGTGCCAGGTCCTGTAGAATTTCTAGCACCATTTAAATAGAAAACGTTGCCAGTTCCTCCACCGTAAAGGTTTCCCGATGCTACGGTTACAGTATAAGTATATTCTGCCATAGCATCGGGCTCCTTTTATTATGCGATTCTCAATATTGCTGCGCTCGTTGTAAATGCTGGAAACTGAATTGTAAATGTTCCTGCAGTTGCAGTTTTCTCACCGCCAAAATCTAATACAGCAACAGCTTTATCGCCATTAGTGTCATTATAAATTAATGCACCTCTAGCTGTTAAAGTTACACCTGTAAATGATAAGTCAGCGAAATCTGTAATAGCTGTGTTTGTAGCTAAAGATGTCCCTACGTTTACCAATGCTTTTCCACCAGATGTATAACCTGACGGTGATGAAACTTGTCCACTTGTTGTGAATGATGTTGTCGATTTACCTAGCGTAGCAGGTGTTCCATACATTGCTAATTTGAATGAATTACCACCTGGGTTACTAAAGTTGTGAGTCGCCTCTAATAATTCTTTTTTAAAAGAATTACATATTGCGTTAGTTGTTATAGCCATTTTATCTCCTTAATTTTATGGTGACGGTGAAGGTATTTTAATACGAGGAACTCCACTGTCGTATTCTCCTCTTCTTCGTCTACCCATTTGTTGTAGACCAAAAGCTT